GACAGTCAGGTGGACTACGTAATGGTTTGATGTTGGACAACTTGCATGGTTTCCGTGTATATGTTTCTAACAACTTGCCTAAAGTAGGTACAGGTTCAGCTACTGCTGGTACTGCTAACCAAAACACCAACTATGGTGTTATTGTTGCAGGTCATGATTCAGCCGTTGCTACTGCTCAGCAGATCAACAAGACTGAAACCTATCGTGATCCAGATAGCTTTGCTGATATTGTACGTGGTATGCATCTTTATGGTCGTAAGATCTTAAAGCCAGAAGCAATCATCACTGCAAAATACAACGTAGCCTAAGCGTTGTCACTGAGGGGGTGGGCAATCTGCCCCCTTTCTTTTATTATGTAAAGAGTAAAAATCATGGCAACATATGTCGCACTTGCAAACGAGGTCTTACGAAGACTCAATGAAGTTCAGATTGATGCTGCTGGTGATGGCTTTGATACTCTACGAAACGTACAAGCTCTTGCTAAAGATGCTATCAACAGTAGTATTAGACGTATACTACAAGATGGTCAAGAGTGGCCTTTTATTAAAACAACAACAGTTCAAACGCTAACAGCAGGCGTTACTACTTATTCTTTCCCCTCAGACTACTCAAGCTCTGACTGGGATACCTTTTATATCAAACAACTAGCAGCTAAAGGTAATACACCTACAGTGCTACAACCTATACCTTATGAATCATATATTCAGATGCATAGATCCACAGACGATGTTGCACCAGCCACGGGATTGAGTGCTCCAACATCAGTATTCCAAACATATAATTCTACCTTCGGTGTTACACCAGTTCCTGATGCAGCGTATGAAGTAGAATATACCTATTGGAGTTCCCCCTCCAGCCTTGAATTATACAACGATGTAAGTGTTATACCTGAGAGATTCTCCCATGTAGTCATTGATGGTGCTATGATGTATATGATGCAGTTCCGTTCAAACTCACAGAGTGCTCAAATGCACCAAGCTTCTTTTGAAGATGGTATTAAAGCAATGCGTAATGTATTAATGGATGATACCTTACAGATGAGATCAACTTATGTTGTTAGGAATCGTCAGCTTACTTCTGCAGGGATAGCATAATAATATGGCTGACGAACTACTAGTACACAAAGTAATATGTCAGGGTGGCTTAGACACAAGTCGTAATGTATTAGCACAGGGTGAACAATCTCCTGGTAGTGCAACTCAGATGGTTAACTATGAACCTGCTGTAACAGGTGGTTATAGGCGTATTAATGGTTTTGCTAATTCATATGGCACAGTCGCAGGAGTAGGTTCTACTCTAGGTGTCAACGTAGTTGCTGGTATCAATGATGGTATCTTAGCTTGCCGTAAGCCTAGCTCTGGTAATAACTACTTACACCGATGGAACAACTCTACCTCTGCATGGGTAGCTGTTACCTGCGGTGGTTCACCTACAATGGTAGGGGTAAGCAAGGTACGCTTTACTAACTTTAACTTCACAGCAAAGAAGACTGTCCTTACAGATGGTATTAATCCTGCTGCTACCTATGATGGTACTACGTACACACAGATAACTCATGCTAATGCGCCTACAGATCCAAAGTATGCTGTAGACTACGCCAACCATTTATTCTTAGCAGGTGATCCTGCACACCCTAGTAAACTATTCTTCAGTGCTCCTTTAGCCGAGACTGACTTTGCCACGGGCAATGGTGCTGGTGTAATCAACGTAGGCTTTGACGTAGTAGCGGTTAAGCAGTTCCGTGATTCTATATACATCTTTGGAACTAACAGTATTAAAGCATTGAAGGGTACTAGCTCTGCTAACTTTACAGTCACAGGTGTTACACACGACCTAGGTTGTCTTGCTACGGATAGTGTTATTGAGATTGGTGGAGATCTTATCTTCCTTAGTCAGGATGGTATTCGCCCTATCTCTGGTACAAGTCGTATTGGTGACGTAGAGCTAGAGACAATATCTAAGAAGATTCAATCTGTATTCAATGACATCTCACTCCAACAAGACTTAAATGGCCTATCTTCTGTTGTAATCCGACAGAAGTCGCAGTTCAGGATATTCTTTTCAGCCTCTGAAGCTCAGGGTATCATTGGAGGTATACGAAAAGCCCAAGAGGGATTCGCCTTTGAGTTTGGACAGATACTGGGCATTGAAGCTACCTGTGCTGCCAGTGGGTACCTTGGACAATACGAATATGTAATACATGGCACATCTACAGGTAAAGTACATAGGCAGGAGACAGGAGATTCTTTTGCGGGTCAGAACATCTTTAGTATTTATCAGTCCCCTTTCCTGTACATGGAAAACCCTGAACAGCGTAAGATATTTTATAAGGTAACTACCTACCTTAGATCAGAGGGGAATAATGAAATTGTCCTGTCCACTGTGTATGACTATGATGATAATGATGCATATAACCCTAGTAACTATACAATGACTACTGTAGGTGCTTCAGCTTACTTCAATGAAGCTACTTATAATAGTACAGCAATCTATAGTGGTAACCCTTCCCCGATACGGACAACCAACATCTCAGGATCTGGTAAGTCCGTATCTTTTAAATACGTAACTAATAGCCAAGATGCTAGTCACAGCATACAGGGCTTAGTGTTAACTTATGGCACTGGAGATTTAAGATAAAATGGCTGGCTATACTAGACAATCCGTTGCAGACATAGTTGCAAACGCAGTAATCAAAGCGGCTCCCGTTAACGCAGAATACAATGCTATACGAGATGCCTTTACTCACGCAACTGGACATAAGCATGATGGTACTTCCACTGAAGGTGCTTACGTACCTCTCATTGCAGACGTTGATGCGTTAAATAAAGTAGTAGTTGATACTGCGAATAATCGTATTAGCTTCTTTGTACAAGTAGGCAATGGCACTGTAGAACAACTACGCATTCAAGATGGGGCATTTGTTCCTGTAAGTGATAGTGACATTGACCTTGGTGCCGCTGGTGCTGAGTTCAAGAATCTATACATTGATGGTATAGGTTATATTGATACCTTAGCTGTACATGAGAATGCTACCATTGCAGGTACACTAGGTGTCACAGGCTTATCCACATTAGCTTCAGTTGATATTAATGGGGGTAACATTGATGCTACTGTCATTGGTGCTGCTACTCCTGCTGCCGCTACAGTCACTACGTTAGTTGCAACTACTGCAGATATTAACGCTGGTACTGTTGACGCTACTATAGGTGGGACTACCCCTGCTGTCGGTACATTTACTTCTGTTATTGCTGCAACTGCAGACATTAATGCAGGTACTGTAGATGCTACTATCGGTGGTACTACTCCTGCTGCTGGTACTTTTACTGCAATTATAGCAGGTACTGCAGACATTAATTCGGGTACTATAGACGGAACTATTATTGGTGCATCAACGCCAGCAGCAGCTACCATAACCTCACTAGTCGCTACTACTGCAGACATTAATGGTGGTACTATTGACGGATCTACCATTGCAGGTGGCACGTTAAACAATGCTCAGATTGGTAACACTACTGCCAGTACAGTAGTAGGAACTACAGTAACAGCTAGTAACTTTGTAGGCCCAATTGCTGGTGCAGTAACAGGTAACGTAACGGGTAATACTGCAGGTGTTCACACTGGTGCAGTTACTGGTAATGTGACTGGTAATATCACTGCAGGTTCAGGTACAAGTTCATTTACTAATGTAACCATCAATGGTTCATTGAATATGAATGCTTCTACTTCTGCCACAGTAACTGGTCTATCTAATCCTGTTCAAGGTTCTGATGCTGCTACTAAGACTTATGTTGATGCCGAAGTTGCTGCAGTACTAGACTCTGCTCCGGGAGCTTTGAATACTCTAAATGAATTAGCCGCTGCTCTGGGTGATGATGCCAACTATGCTTCTACTACTACTGCTGCAATAGCTACAAAGCTAGCTAAGGCAGGTGGAACCATGAGCGGTGCCATTGCTATGGGTAACAACAAAGTTACTGGCATAGGCGCTCCTACGGCTGGCACAGACGCTGCACACAAGACATATGTAGATGCAGGTGATGCACTACAGGTACTAAAAGCTGGTGACACTATGAGTGGTGTCTTAGCAATGGGTGCTAACAAGATTACAGGTGTAGCTGATCCTACTACTAACCAAGATGCTGCCACTAAGGTCTATGTTGATACCATCCTTGGTTCAGCTACTGCTGCTGCTACAAGTGCATCTAATGCATCCACTAGTGAGACAAACGCAGGAAACTCTGCTACTGCTGCGGCTGCTAGTTATGATGCATTTGATGATCGTTTTCTTGGGTCAAAGAGTTCTAATCCTTCCGTTGACAATGATGGGGCATCCTTACTAACAGGCGCAATGTATTGGAGCACCAGTGCTAGTGCCATGAGGGTATACAGTGGATCTGCTTGGGTAGCAATGTCTCCTAGTGCTGCTGATCAAAGTTTAATTAATATTGTTGGTGGGCAGCTTACCGCTACGGAAGACTTAGGTTCTATAGCCACAGCAACTACTACAAGCGTAGGTAATAAAATATCGGTTGTAGGTAATGCCATTGCAAATGTTAACACTGTTGCTGGCATATCCGCTAATGTAACTACTGTTGCTGGTATATCTGCAAATGTAACCAGCGTTGCTGGAAATTCAACTAACATTAATTCTGCAGTATCCAATGCTTCTAACATAAACTCTGCAGTTTCAAACTCTTCTAACATAAACTCTGCAGTATCTAATGCTTCTAACATTAACTCCGCAGTATCTAATTCTTCTAACATTAATTCTGTAGCAGGTAATGCTTCTAACATTAACTCTGTAGTATCTAATGCTGCTAATATAAACTTAGCTGCTGGCTCAATAGCCAATGTTAATTTAGTAGGTGGCTCAATAGCCAATGTTAATACAGTTGGTGCTTCTATAGCTGACGTTAATAGATATGCAAATCAATACACTATTTCTTCTTCGGCTCCTTCTAGCCCTGATTCTGGTGACTTATGGTATGACTCTTCCTCTGGTGTAAACACTTTGAAATATTACACCAGTAGTGTATGGGCATCTATTGCTGCTGGCATAGCGTCTGTAGCTGGTGACACATCCCCTCAATTAGCTGGCACTTTAGATGGTCAGAATAACAACTTGACAAATATCGGTACTGTATCTGGTACTAACTTACAGATGGACTTTGGAGGTCTATAACAATGAGTAAATTACTACAACTACGTGGTGGCACGACTTCCGAACATTCATCTTTCACAGGTGCCGTACGTGAAGTTACTGTTGACACAACTAAAGACACTCTGGTAGTTCATGATGGTTCTACCGCTGGTGGTTTTGCCTTGCCAAGAACTGCCGCTGAAGTATCGGCCTTGATCTCTAATGATGCTATTGATAGTCAGCACTATGCGGCTGGCTCCATTGATGCGGAACATCTAGCTAACGATTCAGTTACAACAGATAAGGTACATTTAATATCTACATCTAGCACTCCCTCTTTGGAAGCAAGAAGTGATGGTACAACAGATGGTTACATACAGTTAAATTGTACAGTAAACTCCCACGGAATTAAACTTATGTCCCCCCCACATTCAGCAGGGGCGAGTTATACGTTAGTATTTCCTCACAATGATGGTGATGCTAACCAAGTATTAACTACAGATGGTTCTGGCATTATGAGTTGGGCTGGAGTTGGCTCAAACTCTATAA